TCTTTGCTTCGAATTAGGGGCATTGCTTTCCTTTCAACTGAATCTATTATAATCTAGGCCTAGGACATTTTGGGGGAAATCTTAAACTCTTCGTAAATTGTTACCATCCTGTTACGATCTGGCCGCAGCCCGTTTAGAACGGGACAGCAAACAATTCTTCTTCACCAATCAAAACTTCATAGCAAGTTTCACACTCAACAAAATACTCAGGCTCAACAATTCCGTCTGTGTATTTAGCAATTACTATGTCGTGTCCAAAATGTTCAGCAAACTTATTCATCATAGCTAATCCAAGGGTCTAGGTGGTGTTGATTTGCTATGTCCCAAGCAGGGGCAGATGTTTCGCCTTTATAAGTTACCCCTTCAGGTAGCTCAATTTCACGATAGTAGTCACCTTCATTCATAGCGTCTATGGCTTCCATACATACTGGAACCATAGACTTAGGAACTGGCGGGTAGTGATTAGATAGCAAGTGCCAAGTCAAGCCTGTTTCCAAATCACCTTCAGCAAACTCTAATGCTTGTAAGTGTCCCATTACTTATCTCCTAAAACTCTTTTTGTCCAATCACTTATGCAACTAGTGCATAGTCCATTAGCAAACTTATCATAAACCCGCTTGCCACAAACAACACAACTCATTACTTTACCTTTCTTGTTGAGGGGTGTCCAACTCTAATAGCATAGCACCTAGCACAGACATTTATGGTATGAAACGCCAATAGGTGTCTAGTTAGTTTATTACAATCAAAGCAGTTGTATTTACTCATTATTCCCCTTCAGGGTTGTGCTGGTCACAGAAGGCTAGGCCTTCCCAAAGGAATCCACCATCGCCATCCCAGTCAATCGTTGTGCCACAATCAATGCAACTACTCATTGCCCTTGCTTTCTCTAATAGCCTTAGCCTTGTTTGACTGACGGCTGCCTTTGTATTTTTCAGGGGTAGAAACTAGGTGAGGCGACTTTAGCAAGTCACGGAACAATACTCTACTTTCAGCCCTGCGTCTGGCTTCGTTCGCTTTTCCTAGTTTCATAAAATCATTATACATCTTGCGTCTGACATTTTGGGAATATTTTTGGGCGTGTCATAATTTGCTTCGTAAATGATTGGATCCTGGAGCCGCTGCCAACTGCGGCCCGCCGTTCGTTAGAACGGGGCCTTGTGAAAATTATTTTTGTAGTATCTGCTTGTTAGAAAAATTGTTAGTGAAACTAAAATTACATCAACTAACAAATTGAACCCGTTGTAAAAAATCATTGTTACTCGCTTTCTGGTGTTGTGAAAAGTGTAGCAGTATCTTCAGACAACATCAAGTCAATCTGAAAAATAAGTTGTTCTAATTCTTCTACTGATAGTTTGTTCATTAGTGTTATCTCCAAAACTCGTATTTCATTTGTTGAACAGCGTATTGAATCAAAGACTCTTCCATTTCTGTAAGTGGTCTGTCAATTACCTTGCTGGCGTGAAGAACAATCCACGAGGTCATTTCTTCAATTGTGTTTTCTGCTACTGCTTTCATTTTATTCCTTTCGATTATTTAGATACTAGCATAGGGGTAGGACATTTTAGAGCAGGTGGTAGTTTGGCTGGCGGTATTCCTCTGGAAAATCCTCACCAAGATAACTCTCTGCATCTTTTAGTGGCATTAGACCTTTGTAGTCATCACACTCAAAGCATACATAGTCATTGACTAGTGTCATACAGAACACACAGATTTTTTCTTCCATTTTATTTCCTTTCGTTTGATAGTTTTACATTAGCATACAGGACTGACATTTTACCTGCCAAAATCCTTGATTTGAGGAAACTTAGCAAGTCTTTCCTCACCAAGAGGAAACCCTGCCTTATCCCAAGCCCAAGCGATTTGGGTAGCAACATCAAGGGTAACAGCCTCAACATCAACCCAAGCGTATTCTGTGAAATACAACCATACTTTGTGAACCTTCATTTATTTATCCTTTCTAACTATGATTACACTAACATAGGGGTCTGACATTTTGCAAGCAACACGCCGTCTTTGTTATCATTTTGTTATAATTCGGGGAAACTAAATCTTGTGTCGTAAATTATTAGAGCCACTAGATGTGGGGGACCGCAGCAGGCGGATCCGACAAAGTCAAATCCAACACGCCGTTATCTGATAACAATTAGATAACTAAGAAACCAACCTATTCCAAAAAGCAGGGTATCAATGATTAGTTGGGTATCCATTATGCTACCTGCCCAACTGCTACAACATCACCATTATCTAGCGTTGCTCTAAAGCCCTTGATTTCCTTCTTCCAGAACTCAGTAGTGTAGTAGCCAATTACCTCAGCTGTTTGGTCTGGGTGAAATAGTGGGTTGATTACATGTCCGTCATTTAGAAATACCATTACGCTCATTTGTTTATCCTTTTCTTTAGTTAGTTATACATTAGCATTGGGGTCTGACATTATTGGTCAGACACGCCGTTGGCGATAGAAATTTCCAGGGTAGTGATTGAGGAGATTGCCTCCTCAAATTCCTCCCACGTGTCAAAGGTAAGTGTTAGCATTATCTATCACATCCAATTTCTGGGTGGTAGTCACCAAGAGCAACTACAGCCCCACATCTTCCACACTCATCAAATCCGATTAGTTGGGTTTTTACAATTTCCATTTATCTATTCCTTTCTACTTAGATACTACTAGAGGGGTCTGACTTTTTAGAGGCAACACGCTCAAGTGATAGGCGTGGTGATTAGCCTGCCATTGCTTACGGTCAAGATAGTAGGTGGTTCTAGTTTCTTGAGTGAAGCCACAGCCCTTGCAGGTAGTTTTTCTATACATTTTGGTCATTTAGTTATCCTTTCAACTATCTAAAGACTAGCACGGCATGGTGACATTTTGCAAATTATGAATAGGCGTGTCGGGGTATGTTATCAAAATGTTATAATCTACCCCGTACGGGTGTGCGGACTAATTTACGTAAAATTTTTCTATAGATCCTGCATCGTACATCTTTACAAAATATTCAGATTTTTGATATTTTTGATTTTTCAGAAAATCCAATGTGATAAAATTGGAAAATGGAAAACGGTAACCAAAAATACACAGACCAAATTAAAATAATTAAAAACTTTATAACTTCCGAAGAAGCAGAATTCTATTTGCAATATATGAATAATAATGATCATTTAATGAAAAGAAGCCTCCTGTGTGGAGAAGCAAGCAAAATATTAAAATTTGGAAAACAAACTTATAAAAAATATACAACCTATAAAGATCTTTCAATTATTAGTGATATTGAGCCTATCGTAAGAAATAAAATTTTTCCTAAAGTGGAACAAACAATTAAGGCAATTTATGCAAACGAAAAAGATCTATTTTTATCTGATATATATTTTGCAAAACAGTCTAGTGGTGGGTGGGTCCAGGAGCACTCTGATCAAGAAGGTGACGCTGCCTTACATGTAAAATATAGTGGCATTATTTATTTAAATGATGTGGAAAAGGGCGGGTCTTTGGTTTTTCCAAAATTAAACTATGAGTATTCTCCAAAGACTGGAGACCTAGTAACATTTCCATCTGCTGGAGATCAATATGTGCATTTTGTAACTACAGTATACGAAGATAGATATACTTTGCCTGTTTGGGTAACGGAAGACGAATTTTGGAAACTATAATACGCTATAATATCTATATGCGTATTATTCACAAAATGGCATGTGGCTGCAACAATAACTGCCCATGCAAGCTTCCTGAGCCTAAGTAGCCTTTCTCATTCTGATATAGGTAATAACAGAGTACTTGGTTCCTTCTTCAATCTTTGATATGCTATATTCATAGCCCTTTACTGAAGGCAAAATAACAACCTCATTTGCATTTGGCTTATAGGTCAAATTAAGCTCTGGAAACTCTAGGGCACCTCCTGAATAATCATCATTCAAAAAGTACATTACGGTAATAGCATTTGTATCTTCATTACTACTTAGTGGAAAAGATGTTCCTGTGCTATATCTCATAAGCCCTATTTGATCATGAAGTTTCTGTGGTAATGCATTTGAATCAATATAATCTTTTTCAACAAATCCCATAAATCCAGCAGTAACCAAAGCAATTCTTTCCTCAAATGTAACCGAAAAGTCGTTTGGATCCTTAAATTCTTGGGGGTACGGGAATGACATAGTCTGAACATAATTTCCAGATATCATCTCCATATTCCACTCAGCCATTCCAGCATAAGTCATTTGCTCAATATAAGGAATTAGTTGTTCATGTCCTGGGATAATATTCTTATATACGGTTAATCCAGGTGCTAGATCTTCTTTTTCAATTGTTGGTGTATATGCTTGTTCGGTATTACTCATTTCTTTTCCTTCCAAATTTTTGGCTTTTCTTATACGCTCTTTTGCAATCCTGACTTGATCTTCTGACACGTCATTATAAATAAAGTTTCTATTTAGGTTTATACAAGCGTGTGCCACCGATCCAGTACCACCCATTATATCAGCAACCGTGTCCCCTTCTTCGGAAAAGTGGCTAACTATAATATTACAAAAATCTAGTGGAGTTGAATCGCCTGTATGGCCCTCTATGTTAATTAATTCTGCATCTAGCTGCCAAGGAATATCAATTATCATTTTTTCAAGTTCTTTAAAATTTGGACTTCCTTTGCTAAAATGCAAAAAATATACTTGAGTTTTATTATGTTTGATTTTGCTAGGCTCATTATTGGTTGGCATATTGCCGTATTCCCAAACAATTGGGTGATGCGGCAATAGGCTGGTTTCTTTCATTACAGAGCTTATAAAATAATACAGCAGTGGTTGTGAAAGTATTCCTATAAGAATAGAACCAGTGGGTTTTAAAGCATGCTCCATATGCTTCATAACCTTTATTAAGCGGTCAAGATACTCTTCCTGACTTCCATTGGCCATTTGTTGTTCATAATTTCCATATTCTCCAACAGGAGCCTTACGTCCACTATTAAGTGTGCCATAATACGGCGGTAATGTAAAAAACAAATCCACAGACTCTTTTTCTAAAAAAATCTCTGTAGCATCTTTACAATAAAACACTTACCATTTTCCAATCGGGCACTGAGCTTGAACAAGTGTAGTCTTAAGCTTCATAAAACATCCACATTTTTTACACTTGACAAGTCTTTTATTAAACCATGGGCATGTATTGCATATGGCTAGGCGGGATTCAATAAGTTCTTTGTCAGACCTAGGCTGGTTTGGATCAAATAGATCAAAAAAGGTTACGTCTCCCATAGATAATATTATAGCATAGGGAGATTTTTGTCAATATAGGCATATTAGGTATATTTGCACATATTAGCACATATTGTGGTTTGTTGTGCATGGTATCTCTATATACCGCCGAATTTAATTTAAAACTCTATTCATTATTTTACTATATATAGATTTTTCTAGAGCTAAAAGGTCTATGTCGTTTTTGGCAGCGAACTCAATTACCTCTTCTTTTGCTAAATCTGCCAAATCCTCACGCATATATTCCAATCGCTCGTAAAAATTTTCTAAATATTTTTCTTCAATATGTGGGCCATCACAATCCCAGCTGCTAACGCAAAATGGGCATAAATACTTTCCGTCATTAAGTCTCATCTAAGAACCTTATTCCTTGTAGATATTCTTCTGGAAGCACATCCAACAAAAGATGAATCCTATGATCTTTTCCGTTATTTCTTACACTATGATAATTTATATTATTAAGTTCATACAATTTACCTACTTCAAGGTTTCTTGCTTCGGATCCCGCACTAAATATTACATGCTCATTAGTTTTGATTGGAATATGAAATCTTCTAGCGGTATATAAAACATCTGACCTATCCTTATGTGTACGAATTCTGCCTCCTGGTTTTAAGCTAATAAGCTCCGAGCGGATTAATTTACCGCCTACAAGCTGTTCTAGCTTATTTACCAAATTCTGATATTCCGCTTTTGCATACTCGTTTACAAATTTTCTGCTAGTTATACAGTCTATTGGAGAACCGATTCCATGAGCATAGTCTAATGATGTTAGCTCAATTGCAAAGGTATCCTTGTGAGTAGGATGAGTTTCTTGTCTAGTAGTATTTAGTAACCACTCTTCGTAATAAGACAAAACTTCTTTTTTTATATTAGATATTGAGACCTCACCAAATTCCATAAAATTCCAATTATCACGTTTGTTTTTTAAGGTACTCATACGCCTCCAGATCAAACGAATTTAATTCTGTTATCAAGTTATTATACTTGCTTCTTAACCTATCCTTAATAGGTCTAGACTGATTTATTTTATTACCGACTATTTTAACACCTAGAATATCACTAATTTTATCATATCTATTAGTATCATCAAAATCTATTAATATTGTTTTATTTTTTTCTATAGTTTTTGAAAAAGATAAAATATCTGTATCGTAGTTTTTTACGAACCAACAACTTTCTGCTCTATATAATAGGTTTGATATATTATCATTATATTGTTC